GTAGGCTTACAAAGTCTCAAATAGAATCCCAGTCCGGATTACCTGCGCAAGCAGCTCGACTGGGCATCCTTGCCCTTAACCTACATCACCAGCCTCTTGACGGGTGATGTAGTCTGACCACCAATAAAGGTGAGCAGGTGTTACCATGGCTGGCACAAACCAGCTTACCCATTTACGACGATATTTGTTCGTAAAGACGGGTACCTTACTGCGTATTATGATACTACTAACCAGCTCGCCCTCTTGATCTAGACTAATAAAGTCATGATAGAAAGGGTGAATTCGGAGCGTCGTGTTTTCCTCTACCCCCCGTCTCTGAGCATCGAGATGCCAGAGAAAGAGAGTTCGGGAATCCTCGATTTTCCTACTTTTAGTTACAGGCACGAATGCCTTAAACTGCAAGTGCTGGTCATGGTTGCGTATCACCTTCGACTTATAAGCGTCGGGCGTGGACAACCACACCCCACTTATAGTGCTCTGATTAAAGGGAACAAACGGAAGGTTTTCTGAGCGAATGATTTCTCTCAGATATTCCGCTAATTGCCCTTCGACAGCGCACACGGACGCCAATGTATTACAGATGTGAGTAAGCTCGATTTCTCGAGGATTACTACATCTTACGTACACGGGCGTAACGTTAATTCCAGAATACCAGTCAGCTCCGCAGGATTCCCGAAAGGGACCTGCGAAGTAAGACTTTTCGGTATTGACCTGGAAGCCGAAGAATCGCAGTAGCTCCAACGTGGCTTCGACTTTCTCGGTCTTGACGATTATATCGTCACCATAGACCGCGAACTCGTCGCCCTCGCTGATAGCTGCCGCAATAGCAGCGAAAATCATAGACTCGATCGCAAAGGTACTTCCGTTCCCCATACTGGAGAACTTAGCGTACCTGAAGCGTTTACCGAAACCAACCCCTAACGGGGTGCGAGCACTGTTTAAGTAGTTGAACCATTTAACTGGAAACAACCACGCCACAGTGTTATACGCGACGGTATCGGACGCCTGAGAAAGGTCAATGGTGGCATAACTGCCATCAATTGATCCTAACTGGGCGAGCTTTTGATTTTCGGACTGGTCCGACAGGTCGACTCCTAACTTGCGAAGTCGATCCTTAGCGAACGCATCAAATGCTAACTGAAGGGTAAGATTACCCTCAGGCTCGCAAGCGATGGTTCTGTCGGTTTTCCAGTTCTTTGGCACGGTCTCAACACGATTATCAAACACAGTCCGAAACTGAATCTTCTCATACCCATAATGGGTAGCGAGGGCTTTCAGATAAGGCTGTGCTCGACGCGTCGCGGGGATACCCCTGAGCCCTACTTTAAGATAGGGTAAGGAGTCCTTACGACTACGTGTTGAAGTCGCTCCTGCCGTTACACGTATCAAACTTGGAATTTCTTCCAAGAATACGTCAAAGTCGCCCAGGATATATTCAATTATCCTTTGTACTCGCTCGATACGAAGCTTCAAACGATCGTCTAAACGATCGTAATGGGCAAAGTACCAATCGAGCCGGCGATTCGTGATCCTACAGCGCGATTCGGCCTTGAAAAAGGCCTTTTCAGCTGCAGTCTCACAAACGTCGGCCTTCGAGAAAGCTTTGTTCTTCTTGAAGAACGCAGCGATCTGACGAGTATAGCGACAGAGATGCGGAGTGTGCAATGCATCCGCAATATGATCAGGACAGGAACTTAAGCGAGCGACGTCACGTGACCGAATCCAACCAAGGATTTGATCTGTAACGTCATCGCCTACGATTACCCTCTGGTCATTTGCATAACACCGACACATGTCGAACGTTAATGCAGCGAAGTCCATAGTGGATCCTCATATTTCGTTAAGACATCAGTTACCCAGTTGGTGAAGTTGTGCAGTCTGCGAAATCGCAGATTTGTACATCTCCACTACCGGCATAACAATGGATGAAGGCAGGAAAAGTAGAAGCACCACGGTAACCAGCGGAATGCTGGCACGGAGGATAGTCTTCTTCTTATCTTGGGGTGACACGATGTTACTCCGAGTTCTGCTACAATTACTTGTAGTAGTCCTGGTTATTCACCATATTAGCGAACTCATCTGACGCAATCATTTCGCGAAAGAGAGCAAGCGCCGATGTCAGGTCTGCTGCCGTATAACCCAAAGGGCGTCGTACGGTAGCTCCCAACGAAATACGCTGAGGCATCACTACGTTCAGCGCATCCTTCGTCGCGTAGAAGGTAGCAACGCTATCTTCCAACATGACTTGGGAACCAGTTGGTACCTTACGCTTTTGCAGAACGATCCGGGGCAACCCGGCCGTATGCGCAGGCGTCGTATAGGTACGGGTGTTCGACGAATCGTTGAACACCTTCAGCACGGTTGTCATAACCGCCATGTTTATCTCCTTAGATAGACAAAGATCCCTATATTCGAGTCCTCTTACGGACAGAAGGCCTTTCAGCCTCCTGTGCCCAGAGTTCTTTGAATATAGCCAATAGGTCCAAGACCTTTGGAACGTCAAGATTGACGCGGATCAACGGAAAATTTGATACACTTTGAGGATTTCTCATTCTGAGCAGAGCCTCTGACTGACAAGCTGCCTCCATGATGACTATTGAATAGCCAGCGGAAGCAGTTTTGTTAGTAAGAGCCATAGTACGCTTAAGGGAGATATTAATTCCCCCAGCGGACGTATAGTTGGTCTGCAGGAATAAGAAACTGAGCGTTTCAAGCCAGGTACCGATGCCAATGAACCAGTCTGCAATAAAGCTGAATGGAATCAGCTCCCATGACGTAGTCAAGGGATTGAAGGCCCAGTTCGGTGGTTCGATATCGGCTACGACTGTACCGCGGAGACTGATTTTCAGTTCTTCGATCATATTGACCGTAAACTGATAGGCAGGTCCGTTGTACATATAGTCCACAGAGCTTGACGAATTCTCATTCGCACCAGTTCTCTGTGAGAAACGATCTCTCTTCCACGCCAAGTCGGCGAGCGTCTTACTTATATCGACCATGTCGTAATATAAGAGACGCCAACCATAACGATACTCCAAGTATAGATCCCCAAGTAGAATTCCGGGGTGTAAGACCCCTTTCTTCAACTTTCGGATCGTACTTGCTAAGTTTGCCAGTTTAACAACAGCATTTTGAAACATGCTGGTTGTCTTGTGGAACTCCGCAAGGAACGTTAAAGCATCAAACTTGGACGAGTAAATTGAAGAGGCAGCAGCCTGTACATAGCGAGTAGTATCCTTACTATTGGCTATCGAAAGCACTGCACTTTCAGTTATGTCGTATGGTGTAAGAGATATAGGATGTGACCAGTTGGCATCAGTCTTCCAGTTATAGGGTACCGAGGGCTGCGAGTAATGTAACCTTGCAGTCCACGTCATCCTGCTGGAATATTTATACCAAGGGGTAATAGGAACAAGCTTGCCTTCCCGTTTGAGTTTATGATATCCTTCGACATCATATCCTTGGACGTGAGAGCAATCCCGCGCAATCAACGGACTACCTGTAGCAATGGTAGTCTGCGAATTGTCTGGGTTGATCCTGTAATGTCTTTCACTTCCCGTTATGGGAAGGTTGACATTCTCCCCAGGTCTAAGCTTAAAAGCCATCCTAAAGTCCTCAATGCAAATGTCAGTTCCGCACGATATGTATGGATCACTCCATATTGGTACATGCTAAGGCTTGCTAAGTTGGCAAGACATAAGCTACTACCCAGACGCCACTGTTAAGGCGCACTCGTGAACCCCTGACAAGTTTCGACCTTCCGTGAAAGCCGAAGTATCGGAGCTTCAAATGAAGATGACGACCTAAGTCATCACTGACGCCCGCGG